ATATGAGGATAAAGTAATATTATTATTGGGCAATCATGAATTTAATTATATTTCTCCTTATATAGGTTATTGTTCTGGATATAGATATAGTATATCTGATAAACTCCAAGATATTTACAGAACCAATCTGCACTTATTTAAATTAAATTATAATATTAAGATATATAATCCAGAAACAGAAAAGATAGATAGAACTTACTGGTTTTCTCATGCCGGAATTACAAGTAAATGGTTATCTTTTTATGGGCAAATATTTAATAATATTGAGAATGAAAAAGATATAGCTTTTAATCATTTATACTATCCTAATCTCTGCGAAAAGATAAATTTATCTATAGATTCTTATAGATATTTATCTCAAGTAATGTCTATATCTATGTGTAGAGGTGGTAGTAATTTCTATGGTGGACCATTATGGTCAGATATGTTAGAATCTAAAAGAGATTTTCTTAAGTATGATCCAGAAATTCCTTTATATGATGCTCCTGTAATACAATACGTAGGACATACCACAGTAAATCCAGAAAAACAAACAGTTTTCAGAGATAAAGACTCAAGAAGTGAAATTCATTATTGTGATTTTGGAAATAGTGCAGAATATAATGATATTATAATCGAAGTATGAAGAATATTTATGTAAATAAAAATAATTATGAAAACAGTAACTATTGAAATTCCTGATGATTCAGAACTTATAAAAGAAGGAAATATCTATAAAATTTGTCAGGTAATACCTAAAACTTGGGAAGAATTTTGTAATAGAACACCTATTAGACGGGAGTATTTTATAGGTTATGATTCAAAAATAAATTTAAGAGAGAATAAAGGCAGAGCTTTTTGTGGGGATAGAAATTTATATGCATCAGAAGTAGAAGCAGAAGCCACATTAGCTCTTACTCAACTGATAAGGTTACGAAAAGCTTGGGTAGGTGAATGGGATCCAGAGAAAACATGCCCGAATATTTATTATATCCAAAGTACGGTAGATGGAGAATTAACAGTATCATTTATATCACGTTATGTATACCATCATACTCTTACGTTCCCATCTAAAAGTATGGCAACGCAATTTATAGAATGCTTTAGAGATTTATTAAATAGAGCCAATAGATTTTTAGCATGAGAGATCAGGTTTTATCAATAGATCAAATGAAACATCTAAAAGACTTAGATATTGATACTAGCGAAGCTACTTTATATTGGACACGTCGTTGTCATGGATGTAAAATTGACGACGATTCTACAGGAGAGTGGTTTCTTAGTCTACAGAAAGAGTTTCAGGTAATTGGATTTATATCTTATGAAGTGATTCCAACTTTTACCCTCCAAGATTTATTGAATGTTATCCCTTGCATGCTATCCTCTAGATCACATGAAGTATTTTCTCTTAGAATAGAAAAATATATAGATGAGTGGAGAGTATACTACGGGACTACTGAGGATAGTGACGGAAGTAAACTTTTCGCTCCAATTTATGGGAATACGTTACTAGAAGCTGTTTATGAAACGCTTTGTTATCTTGCTGAAAATAATTTACTTAAAAATAGAAATTATGACGAATAAGGACTGATAATATGGGATATATTGAAGACTATATAAAAGGAGGCTATGATAAAGTAATTCTCAGAAGCCGTCTCTTATGTGAAAGATAATATCGATTGCCCATTTGATAAAATATCCGGATATCCAGAGTATGCAGATACTAAGGAGCACTCCGGATATGTATACATTGAAAAATATACATTACACGGAGATACTTACTATGTAGCAAAAGGACGATCCAATCTCTCCTTAAAAAGAGAAGGCGATAATAGCGAAGATAATTTTCATTGCCTTGTTGATAAAAAGACAGTATTTAAGCACTGCCATTTCGGCTATTTCTACAAATTTATTATCAAATAAAACATATTAATGACGAAAACAAGAATTGAACAATTAAAAACCACTAAATATAATTGAGATGAAAAAAGTAAACAAACCAGTTAAAGCATATAAAGGATTTAACAAGCATATGCAATGTACGCCCAATGGGAAAATTTTCCAGTACGAAATTGGTAAGGAATATAAAGAAGATGAAGCTAATTTATGTCATTGTGGTTTTCATGCTTGCGAGAACCCTCTTGACGTTCTGAGTTATTATAATAACATTGATGACAAATTCTGCGAAGTAGAATTAGATAAAATTGATCCGAATAGAAATAAAGATTCGAAAATATGCGGAAAGAAAATAAAGATTGGTATTGAAATAGGATTCTTAGGCTTATTTAAAGCGGGAATTGAATGGATTAAAAATAAAACAATGTTTACAAAAGAAGATTTTAAAAAATTACCTTCCGGTCATAATGCTAAGATTGGTTCTTCTGATTATAATGCTAAGATCGGTTCTTCCAGTGATGGTGCTAAGATAGGATCTTCTGGTGATCACGCTCAGATCAGTTCTTCTGGTGATCACGCTCGGATTGGTTCTTCTGGTAATGATGCTAAGATAGGCTCCTCCGGTGATGATGCTAAGATAGGCTCCTCCGGTGATTTCTCTCAGATCGGTTCTTCCGGTGATGGTGTTAAGATAGGATCTTCTGGTAATGATGCTAAGATTGGTTCTTCTGGTAATCGCGCTCAGATAGGCTCCTCCGGTGATTTCTCTCAGATCGGTTCTTCTGGTAATGATGCTAAGATTGGTTCTTCCGGTGATGATGCTAAGATTGGTTCTTCTGGTAATCGCGCTCAGATTGGTTCTTCCGGTTATAATGCTAAGATCGGTTCTTCCGGTGATGGTGTTAAGATAGGATCTTCTGGTGATGGTGCTAAGATAGGATCTTCTGGTGATTACGCTCAGATAGGCTCCTCCGGTGATTTCGCTCAGATCAATTCTTCCGGTTATAATGCTCGGATCGGCTCCTCCGGTTATAATGCTCGAATCGGCTCCTCCGGTGATTTCGCTCAGATCGGTTCTTCCGGTGATGATGCTAAGATTGGTTCTTCTGGTAATCGCGCTCAGATTGGTTCTTCCGGTTATAATGCTAAGATCGGTTCTTCCGGTGATGATGCTAAAATCAGTTCTTCTGGTAATGATTGTGTCATAATGTGCGCTGGTATTAATTCATCAGCTAAAGCAAAAGTAGGGTCATGGATTACTCTTGCAGAATGGAAGTATTCAGAAGAAAAACAAAAATATATTCTATTTTCAGTTGTAACTAAACAAGTAGATGGAATTGAGATAAAGGAAGATGTGTACTATACCTTACAAGATGGTAAATTTAAAGAATCAGAACAACAGTAAAAAATTGAATAAAAACTATGATAGCACTAATTATCACATCCTTATTAGGAGACTACTCCGGTATTGCTGAAGAATCCAATGAAGTTGTAAGTATCCATCAGTTCGACATGCTTTCCAGGTATGTGAAAATGATATCATGAACAGGAAGATAAATACATTTAAATGTCTTGTAAACGGCGATATTTCTTTATCTTGGAATGAGAATAATATTCTTAACTTATAATACTGATAAAAATTTAAAAAATTGGAGAAATGTATACAGTAAATTTATGTAGATGTCCTTATTGTGGATCTTACCACTATGAATTAACAGGTTTTACATTCAGGGCTAATTATAATTACTTTTATTATACTTATATGTAAAGGGGGCATGGATAAGTATAATTCTTTATTGCGTGCAATTTGTTTGTTTCTACTTAGTTACATCTTTGGGGTTTTGGTTTATGAGTATATACACAAAGAAACACCATCCGCTATTGACGTATATCGTGGAAGAACGGAATTAGAAATAACTATGATTATTAGAGACTCTACTATAGTTAGTAGAGATAGTATTGTAGTATTTAAATAAAACTTTTATGAATGATATTGATTATTTAAGGTTGTTCGAAAGCCTTCCTCACTGTGATAGTATGTGTAATATCGTAGAAGATTGGGTTATGCACCCAATCTTTATTACTTTGATCAGGAATGGCATGTTAGTTGGATCGATAGTGCCGAAGGAGATTGCTTGTGTGATTTTGTAGGAAAATCTCCGGAAGAAGCTATCATTAACGCTCACAGAAGTATTATTATTACAGATAACTCTATAAAATTCTATAATATATTAATACCAAAAGATGAAAATAACTTAATAAATGATATTTGGAATACTGAAGAGGAATTACCAGAATATTATAAATTACTCTTATGTTTACATAAGAAAGGTAAATTTCTAGCTATATTACAAGAAAATCATTACTTATTCACCGTTCTTGGAAGTCTTATATATCATTTTGAGGATATTATAAAATGGGCATATGCTGATGAAATTTTTCCTAAAATATAAATCTATGGGTAGAAATATAATTAAAA